AAAAATCGCCAACAGGCAAAGATATAGTCGTTGTATTACCATCACTATCCGTTATGTTTAAAGTTATTATTCCATCGACAACACTATATTCTATTCTGTTGCCTTCTAATTCTAGTACTCCACTATCGCTAGGAGTCTCACCAAACAAATTATCTACAAGCTGTCTAGATAACTGTGCATATATTCTAGACTCTAAGTTCCTTATAAACCTTGCAAGTGTTGTGTTCTCTTTGTCTCTTTCTATCTCATCTTGTAATGCTTTTATCTCTGCAGCCAAAGCTTGTTTACGATTGAACTCTTGGTTCTGGATTGTAAGATAATGTGAAGATGAATTAATACCGCTAAAGCTAGGACTCTTAAACTTATGTACCATTTCATCAGCTCTTAATAAACTAATTGAAAACAGTAATACAAAAATAGTAATTACTGAAAATTCAAACTTAATCTTTTCTTTGGTCTTTCTTTCCATCTGCTCTAGCTATCCTATCTATATCAGGTTTTAAACCCATTGCTGCCCGACACATGGCATCTATTCTAATCATGTCGTTATCCATCTGTCTTATTCTATCTATCAATGCAACTATCATGCCTTGTTGAGTATCTAACTTCTTATGTATGTCTGCTATTAAAGACTTGAAAAGTACCCATACTAAGTACCCTAAACCTGCTGCACCTGCTGCCGGTATACCTATAGTCTCTATAGCTTGTACCCAATCGTTCATATTACTTCTTAACTAAACTACCACCAAAGTACATACCTATGATAGCTGATACTAGATTAGTATCTAGTTGTGTTATTACCAAGCCTTGAAAAGTTATCCACTCAAATACATCTCTACCTTCTTTGAAGAACCAGAATCCCGGTTGAAAGTTTGTATAACCTACAGTAACATCTACATTAGGATAGTACACAGCTACAAGTTTAGGTAACACTACTATAGCAAACACTGATGTTAGTGCTATGATTCTTCTTGTCCACTGGAATCCTTTATCTTTAACATCTCTTGCAGCTTTACGAGCTTTCATTTCAAACTCGCCACGTGTTATAAGTAACTTCTGGTTGTCTTGTTTAGCCTTACGACTCTCTGCCCAGACACTCATAACTCCACCAAGTACAGTAGAGCCAAGCATAGTTATTATCTCAAACGGAAAACCCATTACACTACATCCGCCATCAAGTCTTCGTATAGTATTCTAAAATCTTCTAACTGCATAAAGCCTAAGTCTTTTTCTATCTGGTGTATTCTGTAGACTTTATAAGCCTTTTCAAGTTGTATCTCTGTGTAAAGTATCATTGTACAAGTTGTTGTTGTAATAAAATTTCTTTTTCTTTCTGTGCTTTATTCCACTTATCTTCCATTACCTGCCTATCAGGTCCTTGATTCCAATGTTCCATCCAAGCTGTTTTACTATCTAACTCTCCTGTCGCTAACTTATCAAGTGGTAAAGTTCCTCTCTCTGCATCCATATAAAATAAAGTATCTTGTGTTGCTTCTGATAAAGTTGAAAAATCTAAATCTTTACCTTGTTGAGATAAAGCATATTCAATTTCTTTTGGTTTAGGAGCATTGGGATATTCTTCATAAAAGTTTTTAGCTCTTTGTAAAATAGTTTCGTTTCTACTGCTTCCCTCTCTTCCTTCTACTTGATAGCTTCCTCTTGCTGGTCCGTTGTTATTTTGAACTGTTGTTGGTCCTGCACCTCTAACTTCTTGCCACTTAACATCATCGGCATATTTTTTTAAAAATGAAGGGTCTTTATAACCTCTAGCTTGTGCAATAAAAGATAACACATCTTGAGCTATTCCACCTTCAGCTAATCCTAATCTAGCCATTTGGTCAGAGTAAGGTTTACCTGTGTTAGGGTCTATTCTATCAGCAGGGTTTTCTTTAGTATATGGTACATCGTCTTTGCCTTTTACTAATCCGCCTGTTGCAAAGAAATTTTTACCGCTAGAAATAATTTCTGGTTCTTTTTCTTCTACTCCAGTAGGAGCTAATGGAGATTCTTTATCTAAACGTCTAGCTTCTTTTAACCATGCATTATATGTTTCAGGGTGTAAACTTTTTAAAGTGACGCTAAAAGGACTTCTTCTTAAAGCTGTTTCTGCTAACACTCCTCTTTCCATAAATTTAGTTGTATACTCAATTAAATCTGGTAAATTTGGTCCGACTACTGAACCTATTGCAGCAGCAAATTTACTCTCATATTGTGCTGCCTTAGTATATCTAACATAATATTCAGCAGGTCCTAACAAACCAGAATATTGTAGACTACGTTCAAGCATGTCTTTTTTAGTAATCTCTCCGTTTTCTAACTGTTCCCAGTTTTTACCTCCTGTTCTTAGTGTATAGTTTAATAAACCAACACTAGCCATGAAGGTTGCTCCTGTTACAGCTCTTCCAGAAGATAATCTTTTACCTCCAGACATAAAAGTATTTTTATCTCTAGTTAAATTTCTTATTGTTTTCCTCATTGGTCCGTTTGCAAATGCAGTTGGGAAACCCATAAGTCCATATATCCACTTAGTTCCTGCAAGAGAATGAACTAAAGGTTTTTGCCCTGAAGCTGCTGTTGGATTCATTACTACTTCATTAGTGTACCTATTAGCTCCAGCTCTTACATCTTGCATAAAAAATCTGTCTGTATGTAAGCCTCCTCTATCTAACCAGTTTAATCCTTTTTGATAATCAACTCCTAATTCAGCTAACTCATCTTGTAATCTTTTAATATCTGCATTAGGTAATTTATTTTTTCCTGTTAAATTAGAATTATCTGCTATAGTTTTTAAGTTTTTATATATTAAATTCTTACCACTATCATAACCTACTAACTGTACAAACCTTGTCCAATCATGTAGTCCAATAGTTTTAAAAAACATGTTTTGTATTTTTGTAGCATTTTTACCTACAGCTTGACCGTATATAGCTATGGCTCTATCTTCAGCACCTAAATTAACAGAAGACATAAAAGCATTTAAGTCTTGTCTATTAGCACTACGAACATCTATGTTCATGTCTCCTACACCAAAGTTTTGTTTTTGAGTTTTCCACCACTCTCCGGCACTATCTACTATTGCATTTCCTATAGCTTTACCACCTATTTTACTTTCTGTTCCTAATAATAAAGGCACTCCTATTTCAGCAAAACTTGTAAGTGTAGACAGCCCTAACATAGAGGTTTGCATTGTTACTGTTAATGTATCATGTATTCCTGCACCTATTTTTCCAGTAGGAATCATACCAAACATATCTCTACGGTTTCTGTTTATTCTTCCTTTTTGTCCAGTTGTAACACCATATAAAGTTTTTAAATAAAGTTCTTCTTTTGGACTTAAATCTAATCCTGCATCTTTAATAGGATTTATCCATCTTTTTATAAAGTCTTCTTCTGTTTCTCCAAATAATTTTGTACGTGTTATAAGTGCTGAAGATTCAGTGTAGTATTGTTTTAATATACCCTCAACATCGTTACTTAAAAACTTTGAAAAGTCTTCGTCTTTTATATTTTTTAAAAGTCTTTCTGATTGCAATCTACTACTAAGACCTGCTGCTGTACTAGATTCTTGAGTTCCTTCTGTAGTTAATTTTAACCATAATTTTTCAGAAGCTTCTTGAGTAGCTCCTTCAGCTTTCATTATCTTTTCAATAAACTCTTTTTTATTATTTTTAATAACATCTATTCTCCACATACGAGGAAAATAATTATCAGCTCTGTTAGGATTTAAACCTGCTTTTTTTGCTTTACTATGAATGTCATTTAATTCTCTTCTTATTTCTTGACCAGCTTTAACAATATTTTTTTCTATAGGAACTTGTACACCATCTATAACTTTAAAAGATTTACCAGACCTTAAAAAATATGCTAAGTCATCATTAACTGAATCACTTAATCCCGGATTCATAAAAATATTTTTTCTCTCTTTAGAAGTAAGTCTATTTTGAGCAGTAAATAATTTATTTTTTCTTAATATTTTAGATAGTTTTTCTGTTTTATTTCCCCAAAACTGTCTAAGTTGTAAATCATAATCTGCTTGTAACCTTTCTTGTTTACCTAAAGTAGGTGCTACAAAACCCTCCATAGCATCATATCTTATAAGTTTTAAAAGTTTTTGAAGTGGTTCATTTTCTTTAGCTTTCTTACGTAAAAAAGTTGTTGGTCTCATAGGAAGAGTAGTAAGTTTTAATACATCTGTAAGTCCTGTAATTTTTTCTGCTGTACCTTCTATAAAATTACTTTTATAATTTTCATTGTCATCTATTTTAGCAATTCGTTGTTCGTTTACAGATTTAATTAATTTAGGAGTTTGACTTACTGCTTTAAAACCTCCAACAATTGCTGGTGCTAAAACAGCCCCCATAGCTCCAGAAGTAGTTGTTTGTAGTAAATCTCTTTCTTCTCTTTTATCTAAAGAAATATCTATAGATTGATTAACATAGTCATATGTACCTGCATAAATAAAACCTTCTGCAGAAGCTACACCTAATAATTGTTTAGTAGTTAAAGGTCCATTTTTTAAAACTTGACCCGGAGCATTTAAAACAACTTTACCTAAAGACTGACGTATACCTGCTTTAGTAGATTCTTTTAAAGCTTGTTTAGCAGCTTCTCCTCCTGCTAATCTACCTACCGCAGACGTTCCTCCAGTCCAAGGAATTAATAATGCAGAAGCATAATTTATAGGGTCTGTTAATAATTCTTGAGTATAATCTAAACCTAACTGTGCTTTTTCTCTAAAACTGCCTACATCAGCACCATCAAATTTAGTACGTAAATAATTATAATCTTTTAACTGTTCATCTGTAAAAGTTTTAGCTTGTTTACTAACTTTTCTAATGTCTCTAATACTTGCATCTGCACCTCTAAAATATTGATACATGTCAGCTACGCTTTCTCCTTCACCTAAAGATTCTAAAAATCTTTCAGAAGTTTTAACAAACTCATCATCGTTTCTTAAATCATTTAAAGTATAAGTATCTTCTTCTTTTTTTAATTTAGTGTAGTCGTAAACAGTAGAAAAATTATTGTTTGTTCTATTAGATATTGGCATATATAAATTTTAATTAGTCCCTACGTATTCGTAATCCCATATATATTCAGGCGTTTCATTTTCTTTAGAAATATTTTTTACAGAAAACTCATATCCATCTTCTATAAAAGTTGCGTTAGGTTTAGGAATCATATCAAAATTATTTTGTATGTATTTATAATTATTTGCATAGTAAGCAACTAATTTTGCATCGTTATTATTTTCTATTTTTTTATTCATTTGACCTATAACATTAGCATCTACATACTCGTGTTGATGAGTTACATCACTACTAAACATTTCTAATCCTAGAACAGTAGGGTCTTCTTGAAATTGATAAAAACCTTGAAGCTGCATAGGTATAGCTTGTTTTATTGCATCATTAAAATTAATAGCGTTTCCTCTTTCTTCCTGAAATGCTTGTATTTGTAAAGCACTTTCAATAACATTTTTTTGAAAATATTTTTGAGTTTCTGAGGTTATATTTTCAGAATATAATTTTTTAAACATAAGATTATCAGACATTGTAGTCTCAATATTTTTTTCTAATGTTGCCATGAAAGTTGTATTTTCTTGATATTTTAAAACTTTATTATAGTCTACATTAATAACAGGTTTCATTTTTGCTTTGTTTAAAGTTATTTCGTTAGCTTGTAATTTGTTTAAATCTTGATTAGTAGCTATACCCCATACTCTTCTTTCAGAAGGATTTAATACTCCTTCATTCCAAGCATTTAAACCTTTTTCATTTGCAATTTTTACTTTAGCTACTGTGTCTATAAGAATTTCTCTATCGTTCACAAGTAAACTTTTTAAACCTGTAAATCCGGGAATAGCATAATTCATTTCTACAGCTTTATTTATATCTTTTAAAGTAGGTTCATAACCTTTTGAATTTACAGTTTTAATAAAATTATCTTTTTCAAGTTTTAACATAGTACTATTAGTTTGAAAATTAAAAGTAACAGGAACATCCGTGCCTTGAAAATATTCTATTTTATTATTAGCTTTTTGATTTACATTTATAGTTGAAGTATTTTTAATGTCTTCTTTTTGTTTTAAAGTTAAAGCAGTTGTAATATCTACTTGTTGGTATTCATATTTATCTTTAGATGTTTTTACATTTAATTCTAGCTCTGCTTTTTCAGCCATTCCAGTACCAAAAATTTTACTAAAAGCACTACGTATAATTCCTTTTTGTGTAGGGTCATCTTGAACTAAAGATAATTCTGCTTTATATAGTTCCATAGCAGGTCTATTAAATTTTGTAAAAGTAGTTTCTTTAACTGCAGGATTTTCTGATTTAGCTAATATATTTTCTTCTGCTATATCTTTATAAGAATTATAAATTTTAGTAGCATTAGCATAGCTATCAGGAGATAGAGATTCTTGATTTACTGAACTCCAAGCATTTTCTCCTAATTCTTTTCTTATAATAGGGTCTTTATTAAACATTTTAACAGCTTCGTTATGTTTGTATTCTTCTGGATTATCTACATAAGAACGATATTTTTTTCTTGTTGGTTCTGCTAAATTAAAAATTTCTTCGTTATCTGTAAATATTTCACTATACTTTTCTTTAACATCGTTAGCACCGTCAACAATAGTTTGCTTTTGTTGGTTTTGTAAAGCTCCAAAAGTATTCATAACTACAGAAGCTAGTAAAGCTTTTTTAGCTTGTTTCTTATCTTCTTTTCTTCTACCTGCTAACAGAGAACCTGCTAACTGTCCGTATGCTTGACTACTGCCTTTAAAATAATCTTCTATAGCCATTACTCTTCTCCTTTACTTAATAAACTTTTAATCTCTGGACCTTTCTCTTTTACCTGTGCTAGTATGCTTTCAGGAACTACATTAGTATTAATCTTAGAAGGTTCTATATTTTTAGTAGCTCCTTTTTTAATATCAGTTAATACGTTTCTAAATTCATTTACTTTATTATCAAAATCTTCAGCATCATCTTCGTCATCAAACTCATCTAAGTCGTTACCTTCTATGTTATATTTAATGTTAGCTTCTTCACCAATAGCCATGATAGTATACATTACTGGTTCAGCTAACAACATCATAACATCTGGAGATAGTTTACCTTCGTTAAGTTTAGCATATAAAATAGCAGTACCTAAGTCTGCAACTGCTGCACCTTGAGCTAAAGCAGAAACAATGTTCTTCATAGCTTCAGGTTGCATTATAGAACCTACAACATCATCTAAAGCTTCTCTAGGGTTTGCAAACTCTGGTGGAGTTTCCCAAGGATAAGGGTTTTCAGAATCTCTTGTCAAACTTTGTCCCGGTATTGGTCCGCCTTTATTTGACAGGCTTACAAGTTCATCTAACTTTTCTTGACTAAACTTAGCTTCACCTCTTATCTTAGGACCTTTATCAGGTGCTATATCTTCTATATCAAATCCAGCATCTAATCCATCTAATACTATTTGACCAGCAGCTTCACTTAAGTTTGATGAAACTACAGGATTGGCTTGTCTTTTAGGTGTTCCCATTATGCTATTCCTACTGTTTGTTGTCTATATAATTCATTACCGTACATACTACTTGGGTCTGCATTACCATACATCATATGTTGATAAATACTATCTGTACTAATTCCTTGTTGAGCTGCATAAACTTTTAAAGGGTCCATAAATTCTGCACCTTCATAAGCTGCACCAGACATTGACCCTCTTAACTCAGGTTCTCCTTGTATAGCTTGTATAGCTGCTCCAGTAAGTACATTAGTTCCTACATTAGAAACAACTTTACCTGCAGTTGTATCAAAGAAACCTGTTTTAGCTGTTTCAATTCCTGTACTAGGATTTACTACAGTTTCTGCAAATGAAGATGCGTCTTTAGCAGCTACAGAACCTTCTTGTGCTAAAATGTCTTCTTCATTAAAATAACTAAGCTCTTCTGTGCTTAATCCTGTTCTACTTGCTTCAGTTGTAAGACCTGTAAAGTCTGTAACTCCTGCAGCAATATTACCTGCAGTAGTTCCTACAGCACCAAAAGGTTTAGCAACAGTTTTAGTAGCAAAATTTCCTGCTTGAGTTAAAAACTTTGAAACTCCTTTTTTACCAGCAGCACTACCAAATAAAGAACCACTAGTTACAGTTTTACTTGCATTCATAGCCCAATTAGCAAACTGTCCAAGTTTTGTAGCTCCAGCTACACCAGCTCCTCCAGTAAATGCTCCAATAGCAGCACCTCCTGTGACTACGACTGTAGCAGCAATTGCTAAAGCTTTAAGAATTTTACTAGAACCAATTTTCTTAGCTACTTTCTTAACTCCTTTAACTACTTTCTTAACTACTTTTTTCACAGCACCTGTAACTTTTTTAAATGCCTTTTTTAATTTTTTAAATAATCCCATAATAATTCCTAATTAAGTTATGTCTCCTACTATTGCACCTATTAAAGATTCTATACTTGAAATACTTGAACCATACTTAGAAGGGTCTGAAGCTAGTGCAGTATTTACAAGCTGTGCAATTCTATTTTTATCGTTTGAACCACTTCTAAAATCATAATCTAAATTGTCTCTTAATTCTTGCATTAGAAAAGAAACTCCTGTTTGAGACATTGCAAAAGAGTTTTGAGCATTCTGTGCATTGATTTGATTTTGCATAGCAGTGTTTGCAGTGTTAAGATTTCTACGCCATTGAGTATTAGACTGCTCTACTACTGCTTGGTTCTGTGAATTCCATTGATTCCTTGCAAAGTCTTGGTTAGCGTTAAACTGGTCTACTTGAGTTTCAAGTTGAGTGTTAAACTTCTCAACGTCAGCAGCTCTACCAGTATCTCTAGCAGCAGCAGCGTTAGTCTGTGAATCATTAAACTGTTCCATTGCATTAATTTGAGCTACGTTAGACTGGTCAATCTGTGCAGCCATGTTAGCCATAAACTGATTAGTTTGATTTTCACTAGTAGCGTTAAACTGTTTAGAAGCATTAGTTGCTGCTTGGTCAGATAATAATCTTTGTTGTTCTTGTTGACTCTGCATCATGTTAGCTTGTTGCTCATTGTTCATGTTAGCCATATCCATCGCTAAAAAGTTTTGTGCATTTTGTACAGCTAATCTTTCTCTTGTATTTAAATTAGCAATATCCATTGAAGCCATAGCTGTAGCGTTTTGCATAATAGATTGTTGTTCTGCATTCATGTCTGTAAGAGCTACTGTTTGCATAAATTTACTGTTAGCTAACTCTACTTGTTGAGCTGATGAAAACTTAGCCATGTCCATATTAGCTTTAGTAGTAGCGTTCTGTATAGCTGATTGTTGGTCAACATTAAGTTGAGCTATTCCCATCTGTTGAGCTAACTGTGATTGGATTTGATTAGTTTGCATAGTCTTATTAAGATTAGCAAGTTCTATTTTTTCATCGTTACTTAGTGTTTCACTAGCTGCTAAATTACGAGAAGATAAATTAGCTAACCTCATCTGTTGGTCGTTAGAAAGATTTGCAAGTTCCATTTGCTGTTTAAATCCAGCATTCTTAGATAAGAAATCTGCAGCAACTTGCATCTCTGCTATCTTTTCTTGATTCTCTGCAGATTGATTAGCACCTTCAACATTAGCTTCTATTTGAAGCTCTGCCATATTTAACTGTTGTTCATTACCAAGATTCTGCATAGCCATTTGTTGTTGATTCTGTGATTGAATAACAGCAGCTTGTTGTTGGTTTTGTAAGTTTTGAGTACGTGTTTGTTGTTGTATTTGTGCAGAAGTCATTACAGCATCTTGTGTAAATTGACTCTGCATAACTCCCATCTGTTGTGCCATTTGAGCTGTTTGACTTTCAGCAGTTTGTCTATTAGCTAAGTTCTGTAATTTTAATTGTTGAGCTTGACTAGCCTGTTGCAAGTTAGCTTGTTGTTCGTTACTTAAGTTCTGTGTTGCTCTCTGTTGTAAAGCCTGTGCATTGCTTTGTGCCATTGGTAAAGCACTTTGAATAATAGCATTGAATAATGAATCTCTACCTACAGTAGAAACACTAAGACCTCTTCTAGCTAATCCAGAATTAACTGCATCAACAGCGGGTCTAGCCCACATAGGTATCTCACCATCTTCCATACCACCTAACAACGTTTCCATTTGTGAGGATACTAAAGCTTCTTGTGGTAATGCAGCAACTGCAGCTTGTACTTCTACAGGCTGTGTATCTATTTGAGCTTCAACTGTTGCAGGGTCTTGTACTATAGCAGCAGCTATATCTTGAGGTATTTCTGCAGTTTGTGCTATCATATTAGCAGCAGTACTTTGAGCAGCTTTACCTTTTACAGTTCTTTGTTTAGCAGCTTCGTAACCAACTGTCTGATTAATAGCAGCAGTAACACTAGCTGGAGCAGGTTCTCCTAATATTGTTTGACGTTCTGACCTTTCTGCTTCTGGAGTAACAGCAACCGTTGTGTCTTCTCCTTCTACTTCTTTTACTAAGTAATCGTTATCTGGTCCTAAAACATCATCAATAGTTTGAGCCTGTGCAGCTTCAACTTGTAAATCATCAACAGTTGTAAATTTAACACCTGTTGTTATTTCACCCGGAGCTACATCTTCTATTTCTCTAGCCTGTCTTTCTTCTGCAGCTTGAACATCTACATCTTTATCAGCTACAGTAGCTACATCTCTTATCTTACCAGCTTCTATATCTTGTCCAATAGTTGTATCAGCTTGTGCAGCTTGTGAAGTTGCTACAGCTTCTGGAGCTTGGTCTTGAGCTTGTATATCGGTTCTAGCCCTAGTTACAGGGTCCATAGTTGTGACTTGTTGTTCTCTTAAAGGAATAGGATTTCCTTGATTATCTAAAACTAATTGTCCTTGTGCATCTCTTTGATAACCTACCTGTTCAGCATCAGGTATTTGTGCAGCTTCTGAAACTTCACCTCTTGCAGCAGCTTCTGCAGATTGTCTAGCAAGTTCTTGTTGCCTAGTTTTTTCTTGAGCTGCTAACTCTTCAGCAGTGGGTTCAGTACCTTGGTCTTGTTGACCACCTTGGTCTTGTTGACCACCTTGGTCTTGTTGACCACCACCTGCAGGAATTCCACCACCCGGAGGAACCCATTGACCTATCTCTCCTTCATATGTCCATCCTGCAGCTTTTGCTTCAGCAGCACTGTTAAATCCTGCATTTTTCCACCAAGATTCTTCTTGATTCGGTTGGGGTTGAGGAACATTATTACCACCAACACCACCTATTGACATTTGACCGTTACTTACAGGAGGCATTACAGGTTTATTTATAGGTTGAGCTATAGGTGTAGTAGACTTCAAAGTTTTATTTAATCTATCATCAGGCTCAACACTTATAGTATTTACACCGCCTTTAGCTTTCTGTACTCTACCACCTTTACGATAGTCTTGTCTTTTAGATTTATATGTTTGTTTGTATTTTTTTTTCATAGTACTTTTATACCTATTTTACTTAACTTCAAAGAGTTTGTCAAGCTTTTCTCCAATTTTATCTATCCTATCCATGAGTCTACCCATGTCATCTTTTAATTCGTTCTTTGTTACGTACTCTCTTGCTATCTCTTCACGAGTCTTGTTTAAGAGTATGTCAAGTCTTTTAGACTCTTCTGTGTTTTGTCGTATGCCGTAAAGCACCGGAGCTAACACCAAAGTTATAAATATATTCCAAAATAAATAAGGTGTTAGTTCCATAGTACTTAAGCTCCGATTGTTTTAGTAACGCTTGTTGGTGTAATAGTCTCAGCTATTTTTCCATCTAATGCTGTTTTTAAGCTTGTTACTTCTTCTTCACCTAATCCTGCTTCTACCCATGCTTGAACATCAGCAACTTCTAAATCTGCAAAAGCTGTAAAAGTTCCTAAGTCTGTAGTATCTAAACTACAAGTGCCATAGACAGATGCTGTTAGGTTGTTGCCGTCTGCATCTTGATTTCCATCATCTTCAGCGTTAAGCCTCCAATGAACATTATAAATAACATCAGTTGCAGTAACTGCGTTATCATCCGTTTTTGATGGGTAAGTATCAACTGTTGAAACGTCCCAAGTATATCCAATTGCCATAGTATTTCTCCTTTGTTATTATATTGCTGCAATTATAAATGCTAGTAGTTCACTGTAGCGAACTCCTAACCTAGTTTGTTCGACTCCATCAGAGTCTTCCCAAGTTTGTGATGTGAACATAGCGTAGTCACCTGCGTCTAATCCTTCAGCAGTAAAAGCATCTTGCAAGTCTTGAGCTATTATACCGAAGTGAATTCTAGCTGTTTCATCAGAATCAGAGTTATCATCTTTTTCTGCTACAGCACTTTTCCATCTAAATTTTCTTATCAAGCCTTTACAAGCTACAGCAACTCTAGTCTCTGCATCTGTAATTTCTTCAATGTCTTGTTTGTCGTTCCTGTCTGAAGTTTGTATAGTTCCATTGGTTGCATAGATGTCATCGAATCTAGCATTTGATGAACCCAAATCAATTGCATTGTCTCGTAAAGCTCCTAAATTATCACACGGTATTATTCTATTTACAGTTATATAACTCCAAAAAGCTAAACCAACTCCATTACCTGATGATTCAACTCCTCCATTAGCTATATAAAGTTCTGGTGCATTATCTTCAGGTTCTTGGAAACCTATAATACCTCTACAGTCTGTAGAACCTGCACCTACAAACTCTATCATTTTACCAAAAGTTTCTGTAGTATCTTGTAAAGTTAATACGCTATCTGTTACAGATGACTTAGCTGTTGAAACGTGTAAAGGTGTTTCGGGTGCAGTCGTACCAATTCCAATGTTGCCTGAGGTATCTACAGCCAACCTATAAGAACTAGCAGTGTTATCATAAAGTCCAAAAAGACCGCTAGATGTTGCTGTAAGAAAATAATCTCTACCACCAGTTAAATGAAGTCTTGGTGAATTATCACTATTGGTAAATTTACCATACCCATTTACTTCAAGTTTTGCACTTGGCGAAGTCGTACCAATTCCAACCTTTGCACCTTTCAAAGTCATGGTGTCTGCATAAGCACCATCTGTGAATAGCATAGAATCATTAGAAGCATCATGTTGTATTTTAGCTTTTACATTATCATCTTCTTCAAAAAAGATTGAAGCATCTGAGCCTACTGCATTTGCATTTATAAAAATATTTGCATTGCCAGAGTTGGTTACTTTCAAAACACCACCTGAAACTTCTAACTTAGCGTCTGGCGAACTTGTTCCTATGCCAACGTTTCCTGATGAGTCTATTCTCATGCCCTCAGTACCACCCATGTTGAAATGAACATCAAGGGCATCAATATCTAATGATTTATATCCACCACCTGTTCTATCATAACTAAACAAAATGTTCCTGTTATGTGCGTGTTGAGGGATAATTTCTACACCAGTATTACCACCATCAGAAACCGATAACAAACTAGCAGGCGAACTTGTGCCGATGCCAACTCTGCCTAATGAGTTTAAGGTTATATCAGTAGTGCCTGCTCTACCTATTCTAAAGTCGTCTTGATGAACGTCTATTCTATAAAAATCATAAGTACCATCATGGTCTGCTGCTGTATCTAAACGTATTTCACCACCTTCACTACTTCCAGTAGCACCACCCTTAATTTCTAAAACTGCAGAATTATTATCTTCTGTTCCAACTATTAGATTACCTGTTGTTGTAACACCATTAGTATACGCTGTACCTGAAAGGTGAAGGTCTTTAAATTTAGCATCAGACTTACCTATATCAATAGCACTATCATTAACAGCATTGGTTGTAGTGTTCCAAGGCATAAGCTGCGAACCAGCTTCTCTAAATCTTAAACCCGCAACACCTGTGCCTATAAATAAATCAGTAGCAGAAGTACCAATACTTCCAACTGATGAGCCATTTTTGCGGAATGAAACAATGTCTCCATCGCTATCAAGCCTGTTAAAATATGCAGTAGCATTGTTAGATTTAGCTAACTGTATAGTTCCATCTGATTCAATTACAGTTCCTGTATTGCCACCTGCACCATTATTCCAAAGAGAGGTATCAGTAGTTCCAACCAACAGATTGCCTGAAGTATCTACCCTAAGAACCTCTCCTGTTCCATCAGAATCGGATAAGGTTAATGCGTGTGAACTTCTAATATTTGTAAATGCCCAATCACCTGTATCTGAGCCAAATCTAATTGAGCAATCTGAAGAACCATTATCTAGGTCTAACTTAGCAGCAGGACTAGTCGTTCCAATTCCAACGTTTCCTGATGAGTCTATAGCAAGGCGTGTAGCTCCTGCTGTAGCATCGTAAACGCCAAACTTACCTCCAGCAAGGCTTCCACTATTACCGCCAGAAATAATCATAAATCTACGACCATTAGTATTGGTATTATCTAACTCTAAAATAGTTTCACCAGAGGAGCTTTGAATACGACCAGTCAATACACTGCTTGAGCTAACATCTAAAGAATAGGTAGGGCTACTAGTACCAATTCCAACACGACCTGATGAGTCTATTCTCATGCCCTCAGTATTAGCACCATACTTAAATAGTAATTCATTAGAGGAATTAGAATGAATTCCTGCTCGCAATCCACCGCCTACAACTTCTCTAAAAGTATATGCACCTGCACTTCTACCAATACCTATATCGCCATTTACTTCAAGTTTTGTACTTGGAGAATCAGTCCCAATTCCAACATTGCCGTTATCTCTTAGTATTGTAAGTCTTGTGGATAATGTTGTTGTACCAGTCTTTATTTTAAAAGCGTTACTTGCACCATCGTAAGCAACGTATGCTCCGTTTGTGTATGGGCTTGCAGCTGGAGCTTCTGTCATAAAAATACCATTATTTTCTGCTGCAGTATTTGAATTTAATATTATATTAGAGCCGTCTGTACTAACAATATGAAGTTTTTGAGCTGGTGTAGTTGTACCAATTCCAATATTTCCTGCAAATATAGCATTTTGAGAAGTATCTAGTGTTAAAGCAGTAGTATTATTAGACCTTAATATAACCTGAGATGCATCAGACTGAAGTTGTAAAGCACCACCTGAATTTCTAAGTATGCTTCCATTGGTAGACATGAAAATATTTCCACTACTTGTTACACCACCAACATTAGCTGTTCCTGAAAGGTGAAGGTCTTTGAATCTTATACCTGATTCACCTAAATTAACTGTGTTATCACTTTCAGCACCATTTAATCTTGGTGTAATACCTGCACTTGTAAATCTTAAACCTGTATGTGCAGACTCACCATCAATATAAAAACCACTTGATTGAATACCAATAGAACCAACTGTTGTGCCACTTTTGCTAAAGTTAGCAATAGTGCCGTCTGTGCTTTGTCGATTTAGATATAGTGGAGTGCTTGTTCCCGCAACTTGAAGTTGACCATTAGAATTTAATACAACACCTGAACCAGTAGTATTATTAAAGACTGTAGTATCAGTAGTCCCGACAAGCAGATTGCCTGATGAGTCTATTCTCATGCGTTCTGTTGCACCACCTGAAGCATTATAGGTTGCAGTACCAAAAGTTAATGCTCCATCAGGCAAAGTACCATTACCAGTTTCATTTACACTTTTAATAAATGATGCAACATAAGGAGCATTGCCTGAAGCGTCAGATGTATAATATTGTATAGTTCCAACAACATCTCCAACATCCCAGTCTGCACTTTCTGTTGTGTTATTAATTCTGAATGTAGGCGAGTCTAGTGCTGCATCTCCTCCTGAATTACCTGATGCAATTTCTAAAATAGTGTTAGGATTCTGAGTTCCAATTCCAACTTTGCCATCTCCTGTGAGTCGCATAATCTCAGCATTATTTCCTCTTGCTGTACTACTAGTTCCAAAAATTAAATCTGTTTCTGCCCCAGTATCGTTTCCAGATACAGCTTTTAAAGAACCACTAACACCAACACCTGCTCCTGATGCATCAGATTTGTAAAATTCTAAAGAACCAATAACATCTCCTTCAGTAAGACCAGTAGACGAATTTTCCAATCTAACTACCGCTTCATTGTCAGCACCGCTTAAATGAAGTTTTGTACTTGGCGAATCTGTGCCAATTCCAACATTTCCTGAACTAACAACTGTAACTTGACCTGTTGTTGAAGAAAGTCCGTTAGGTCTCAAGCGAACAGTTCCACCGCTTCCTGATGTACTTAAAGTTGTATTTGTATCAGAAGAAGTAAAATGTGTGTCTGCTGTTATTGTACCAACAACGTGCAAAGCGGTACTTGGCGAAGTTGTCCCCAAACCCAATCTCTCAGCACTAGCATCCCAAAATAAACCTTGAGTTGAGCCTGTGTCATCGTAGAAGGATATGTCTCCGTTGCCATCTATTTTTAATCTCTGTGTAGCTGTTCCAGAGCTGTCTGTGCCAAAAGATAAAGATTGTGAGGTTGTTGAATCATGGTTGGCTCTTATATAACATGTTCTGCTTCTAACATCATTATTAAAGTTTAATCCTATATACTCGCCATTAGTGTTTGTACCGTTTCTTAATGTTAATATATCTGTACTAGCAAAAGTTCCTGCATCAAAAACACCAACACCATCAACAGTCAACCCATCAGCAGTAACTGTTCCTGTTACGTCTATACCTGTTGAGGTTGTGGCTAGTTTTTGGTTTGCATTGTGATATAGATTTACACTACCACCATCATAAGCTACCAAATAATTAGCACCCACTGAATTACTTACAACCAGTGACGTACCTGCTAAATACAAATTACCTGTGCCATTTTCTTTTATATAACTATTACTACCATCATGGTAAATCTGTAAATCATTACTAGCACCAAACTGTGCTTTTTCGTTGTCTTCAAAGCTTATACCATTTCCACCGGCTGAACTAACTTGACTATCTACATAAGCTTTTACAGACTGTTGAGTCGGTACAAGCGTTGCAGAGTTTGAAGACATATTATCTTCATCGGCAAATCCTGTTATGGTTATTGTACCGTCTGAGAGGCTTCCGAAGTTTGCAACACCTGAAAGGTAGAGGTCTTTGAATCTTGTTCCTGAATCACCCAAACCAATAGCATTGTCTCTTGGACCACCAGTAGCAGTAGCAGGATATATAGTATCAGTTGAGCCTTTAAATGTAATAAAAGTATCATCGTTACCTATGTAGAATCTACCAGCAACAGTACCAATACTTCCAACTTGCGTTCCATTTTTTCTTAAAGAAACTATATCACCATCTGATGATGTTCTATTAAATATTGCAGAAACAACACCACTAGCTGCTGCTTGAACAATACCATTAGCACCATCAACTCTAAATCCTTTACCTGAAGTTGCACTACCAACAACTGTTGATGTAGTCCCAACAAGTAAATTACCACTACTATCAAACCTAGCAGACTCTTGCCAACCACTACTATAGTATCCAATAGCTAAAGTTGCAGAGCCTACTCTTGTTAAAGCAATATCTCTTGAGTTTTGACTGTTACCTAGAAAGTAAGAAGCACCAGCACCTACGTTACCAGTAGAGCCATAAGTTAAAGTGTTTCCGCCAACTGTTAATTTTTCACCGGGTGAATCAGTTCCTATGCCAACTTTTCTGTCAACATTAAGATACATAATATTGCCATTACCATTCGCAAAGGCAATTTCACCACCAACACTATTTGCTTTAATTGTATGTAAAGCACCAACACTACTTCCACTTGCTGTTGAGCTTGTAAATCTTAATGAACGTGCATTTGAAGCATTATCACCACCGACTCTTAGATATTCACCTTCACTACCTTTGTTAATTTCTAAAAGAGCATCGGGTGAAGTTGTGCCAATTCCAACATTGCCTGAACTATCAATTAAAAGAGCATCAGAATTATTTGTCACAACCCTGTATGTAGAAGTAGCTTCTAATCTAAGCTCATTACTGTTCCAACCTATTTTTGAATTAGTTGCGGTATCATCACTATTCCTAAATTCTATAGCAGCAAAATTAGCATTAGTGCCTGTTCTTTGCATTCTTATACCTTCATCACCACCAGTATCTATATGAAGTTTTGCACTTGGCGAAGTTGTACCTATGCCAAGCGATTCAGCACTTGCATCCCAGAAAAGTTTTGCAGTTGTGCCTGTGTCTTCATAGAAAGAGATGTCTCCGTTGTCTTGAAATCTTGCTCTTTGTTTTTCAGTTCCGCTAGAAGATGTTTTTATTATTAAGTCTGAGTCAGCACTACCTGAGCTTCCTGCTGTTAATATAGCACCAGTACCATCAACTCCTAATCCTGCATATATAGTACCCGCACCAAACACTTGCATTATGTTATCTGAAGAAGAACCTGATGTAACAGTCAACCCATCACTTGTAACTGTTCCTGTTACTTCTATGCCTGAACTGGTTGTGGCTAGTTTAGCTGCATTATCATAGTAAAGACTTACAGCTCCATCTGTATTAGCTACAATTTTGTTTTCTGTTCCTGCTCCGTTTTGAATTTTAAAATTAGACGCAAGAATATTTAAATTGCCAGTCCCAACCTCGTGGATATATGATTGATTGTTTGCAGAATGATAAATTTTTAAATCGTTTCCAGCACCAAATAACGCTTTGTCATCATCGCCAAAATTTATATCCGCTGAAGTTGTTAAGCCATCTGTTGTTATTACACCTGTTACATCTATACCTGTTGAGGTTGTAGCTAGTTTTTCTGAAGCATTATAATAAAAAGAAACTTCTGCATTTGCTGTTGATGTAATTATATTTTCATTAGTACCATAATTTCTAACTTGCAAATCACCAACTAAAATTCTTAAATTACCTGAACCGCTATCTTGTATATAACTATTACTACCATCATGATAAATCTGTAAGTCTTGAGAAGTTCCAAACTGTGCTTTTACATTGTCACTATACGTTACGTTACCTGTCATAGTTCCACCGGCTAGTGGAAGCTTAGTAGCTAATGCAGTTGTTAAAGTTGTATTATAGTTTGCATCATCGTTAATAGCTGCTGCAAGTTCGTTAAGTGTGTCAAGTGTTCCCGGAGCAGCACCTATTAGGTCTGTAATTTCTGTCTGTACGTAAGCTGTAGTCGCTACCTGCGTAGTATTAGTGTTAGCTGATGCAGTAGGAGCTGTTGGTATTCCTGTTAAGCTAGGAGAGCTTAGAGGAGCTTTAGTGTTTAATTGTGTTTGTATGCTTGATGTAACACCGTCAACGTAGTTTAATTCTGTAGTAGTTAGTGTAGCCCCGTCAAGTATTTCTAACTCTGTTTCGTTAATAGATGCATTACCAATTACAAAGCTTGTACCTGTAATAGTTGTACCTGTAATAGCTCCTGCAGAACTACCACCGATTGTAACACCGTCTATTGTACCACCGTTAATATCTGCAGTATCAGCTACAAGACTATCAATGTTTGCAGTACCATTTATGTAAAGGTCTTTAAACTGTAAAGAACTTGTACCTAAGTCTATGTCGTTATCTGTAACAGGTACTATAGCTCCATCAGCTATGTAAAATTGTTGTGTTGAAGTTCCTGATACATCTATCCAGAATTCTATGTGGTCATTAGTTGTATCTACTAAAATTTTGTTAAGTGGAGTTACTACACCTGCATCACCAATTAATCCTATAACTGGTCCTTCGCCTATAGTACCATCATGTTTATGACCTGTAGCATTATCAAAAGCATCTACTAATTTATTGTATTCGTTATTGAATAGTGAAGCAGTTATTAAATCTCCGTCTACGAATGTACTTTGTCTAACATAACTTGCCATGTATTATCTCCTGCCTGAAGGTATAAAGTCTATATAAAAACCATTTACTATATATGGTGCTACTTTATTGTTTGTTGAAATTCTAAAAGAGTTACTGTGTCCACTTCCCTGTAATGCTACTCTAACCAATGGTTGCTCTCCTGCTCCAAAGACTGAAGAACCAAAGGTAGCTCCACCGAATAAAGAAGGAGCATCTACATTAAATGTATAGTCTTCTGGTTGTGGTAAATCTGTACTATCATAATCATATCTAATTCTTAATGTAGGAGTTACATCCCCTTCTGGAGCTATTGACATTTTAATATAGTGCAAAGTTTTTAAAGTTCCTAAGTCTCCATAGTCATAGTCTGGAGTTTGATAAATTGCTTCTATATTATTAGTGTCAAAGTCATTACCTGTATCATGAGTATATACATAACCATTACTATCTCCATGGTAATAAACTTCTACTCCATCTTGATTAAAGTTAGAGTTTACTGTTGTAACTTCTAATCCTTTTGTTTCTGACCACTCAAATCCGTTTGGTCTAAGTGTTCCTATGATTCCTTTTTGTGAAGCATTAGGCTGACCTGTATTAGTATAGAATAATCTGTACTGTGACTTTTCCCTAATAACTAAACTATTAATTGTAAAGTTATCAATGTTTCTTGCTAAACTAACTATTACAGGCTGTATAGCTTTTGAAACTGTTCCTAACTCTACGTCACCAATTCTTGCTGTACCAGCTACTGTTCTTATTCCATCCGGTGCTAAGAACATTAAGTCACCACCAATCTCTTGAATACTGTAACCACTTAAACAACCTACGTTTTCTGCGACAGGCACGATTGCTATGTTATTAGAATCATTTATATTTATAAGTTTATGAATACTATTCTCACAGAATATAAATAAGTCTTCACGGAAACCTTTAATACCTACTATTTGGTCAGATATTGTTATTGCATTTGTACTTGGAAAAGATGAAAAAGTATTTTTAGAACTATAGTATAAAGTATTTAAGTTATCTTCAACTCCTGCTGCTATCAAATGATGGTCATGAACTGTTACATATTTAACAGCTTTAGTACTTGCTACCGCTAATTCACTAGTAAAAAAAGTTCTAGTGTTTAAATTACCAGTACCTTCCATTCTAAAACTAAAAACAACATTAGCTCCATCAGCTATGTTTAACTCACCATAATCAAATGTAGCACCTTCAAACAATGCAAAAGAACACTGTCCTTGATTAGTTCTAGCTGTTACAGCTTTACCTGTAAAGGTTGTGTGGTTGTCTCCAGAGCTGTGAGATAGTTTATTTATCTGTAACCAGTTAGCTCCATCGTTACTAAAGTATATGTCATCACTTACACAAACAACTACACCATCTGCATAAGGAAAAACTCCTAAGATATTTTCAGTTGTCCCTGAAGGTTGTGAAGCTGTGACACCATCAATTTTATATTTTGTATAACCGTTGATACGTCTGTAGCCACCTTCTGTAGCTACTTCAAAGTTTTGTAATGTCTTTGCTAATCCCGGAGTTTTAAGTAAGTCAATAGAGTTTACTGACTTTACCAAACCTCCGTTACAGGCAACGGTATAAGGTTGTGAACTTGGCATATTTTAAAAGTAGGTTCTGTCGTCTGTCATATAATTAGGAGCTGGATTCATGAGGTTAGACTTCATGTATTTCATTCCTTTTTTAAAGTCTTCTAAAGCAAATGCTGCTTGTTGTGGACTTTCTTTAAACTGCCATACATAGTATCTTGCTTTAGCAGTTATAATGTTAGCATATTGGTCTGGTAATGCTATTGTGTCACCATGTGCTACAAGCTCTACAGGCTTTGTAAAAGCATAAAAGTGTACGTTATAAACTTTGTCAGGTATTGGACTTAATCCAAACTTCCTGTTGTCTGGAGATTTAATTACGAATTTAGGCTCTCCGTATGCCTGTGTATTTGCATCGTCTGCATTTTCACTATCTCTATAATATCTTTTCCAGTCTGCATGTGAAATAAATTTTAAACCTTTAGAGACGTGAGGAGCTATTTCTCCACTTACGTTAATTGTTGTAGCGTAGAAATCATCCCAGTCTACAGAAGCATAGTCTGTAGTAATACTAGAACTATCAGCTTTTAGTAAGTACCATCGTTGTCCTGCTACACTAGGGACTGTTACGTTACCATAAAAAGGGTCAGTAGTTCCACTGACTCCTGCTGAGAAAAAAGGTAGTTGTGGTTCTTCATTGGCTATATCAAACAAAGATTTATTAATTGAATCTTTTACAAACTTTTGAATACCTGCGGCAGCTCCAAAATTTGAAGACGTTAATGGAACTTCATTGAGTTCTCTTAGTACTTCGTTAGTTATGTCAAGATATGTTGTAGCCATTATTTAGTACCTTTAGCTTTTAACTTTGCTTTTTTACTTAAATCTTTAAAATGAAAAAGTTTTACACTGGTCTTACCGTGTGTCTTGCCAGAATGTAAATCTCCGTTAGGCATTTTATGAGAACCGCCTTTATGTAGTGTACCGTCTCTTTTATAGTGTTTTACGCCTTTCATTTTATTACCTTAAAAATAGTGGAGGAATCCGAAGACTCCTCCGAGTTTTGACAATTAGTCAATGTGATAGAAAGCTGATACCAAAGCTTCATCTCTAAGAACTTTACATCCATAGACATGTAAGCCTCTAACAATATCACCAAACGATGTTGGGTCTCTCAACACTTCTGTTGAAAGGATAGTGTTAGCAGTAGCAGTAGAACTCATATGACCAGCCAAACATTTACCTGTAACATTAGATGGAGTTACAATGTTGTTTGATTTGTACATATCAAATCCTCTTAGTTTTCCACTTGAAACTAAACCATTTCTGATTGAACCTTGACCAGCGTTAAAGTCAACAGAAAGAAGTTTAGACCCAGACTGTCCTAATTGCTCATAGAAGTCAGGACCAGCAACGAACCATCTACCTTCTTCAGGTACATTTTGTTCATCTAATAGTCTTGCCATTCTAGCCATTAAGTCTAGAGGGTCTGTTTCACCAGTTTGACCTAAGTCTACACCACCTGTTCCATCAAATACTCCAGCACCTAATTTGTCAGTAGCGTTCGTACCTAAAATGTGATTAGGTGTAGCTGCGGAACAACCAGTAAACATTTTTTCTATAACAGCAGCATCGTATGCATCTTTAAGAGCATATGCAGCCGAGCTAGAAGCAATTTCTTTGAAGTTCACATGTGACATGTTGCTTTCGATATCATCTACGATGAATTTAAAAGCTTTAGCACTGTCAACAACCAAAGATATTTCTTGGTCGGTTAGTAGGGTCGCACTTGTATCTGCATTTCTTGTGTAATCAGACACAGAAATTACAGGTTCTTTTATTATTTTTACAGAGTCTCCGTAAGCAGATATTTCACCAGCATAGTCGGTGTTAGTAATAGCTTCTACCACTGAGGCTTTTCTAAAGAAGTTTAAAACCTTTTTAGAGTAAACCGATGGTAAAAAGAAACTATTAGTCTGTCCGGCTGTACCTGCGTCAAAGTTACTCGTTGCTGACCCGTCAGAGCCAGTTTGAAAAAATTGAGCCATTTTATTTTCCTTTTAGTTAATTATAGTTTATTTTATGATTCTGCCTTCTTGCATTGCATCTGATATTTCTTTTTCAAATCTATCAAATTCAGCAACACTCATTGCAGCAATCTCTTTTTCTGACCATACTTTCTGTTGCGTAGGTTCTATACTTTTTGTTTTAGTAGAAACCATATCAGCAGCAGATTTTCTAGTCGGTTTAGAAGATGACTTAGCCTTTGGAGCATCAATACCAAAATCTTTTTTAAACAAATCTAAAGCACGGGAAGCTAGGTCAGCATCGTCAGCGTTTTTGTATATCCAATCTTGAATAGACTTTGGCTGCTCTTTTGCCCAACCATGAAAGTCATCACTGTTTTTAATATCTTCAAAATCAGGATGTCTTTCCATTAACCTTTTTTCTGCACTCTGTCGTACTAATTGATTCTCACGTTCTTGGAGTTTACTAAGGCGTTCTTCTAGAACTTTTGCTTTAGTCTCCGATTGCATATGAGCAACAGTTTCTACAACTTCGTAAACATCAGGATAGTTATTTTTAAACTCTTCAAGTTCTTCTTCAGATTTAGGAGCTTTGTATTCGGTTCTATTGCTAGTAGCCTCTTCAATTAACTCTTGTTCTCTGCTTTTAAACTCGTTAAGTTTACTATCATAATGTTTTTTCAAATCATCGTATCTTTTTTTATAGTCTGGTTTTTTATAAGGAGTATCCTTTTTAGTTTCCAGTTCTTGAGCATTAACACTTCCTTCAGCTTCCACTTCAGTTATGTCGTTGCTGTTAAAGAGCTTATTCTGTGGCTCTTCAAAATACATATTTTCTGATGAGATAAAAGGTTTATCTTCTCCACCATGCCAATCTTTCTTTGCGTTATAAGGGTTTGGCGTTTCCTCTTTTTGGACTGTATTAGTCATTTTCTTTTCTCCTACTCAGGGCTTGTTTCACAAGGTAGCTCTATGTCGACTAGAGGGCTTGTTTGTAAAGGTAGCCTTTCGGTTATTAAAATGATAAAGGGCTGAGTAATTAATTCAGGTAGCTTTATCGTTATTTAGCTTCTTACGTGTGGAACTCTAGGGTCTAACATATTCCGTGTTACTTCTTCCTGTATCATGTTATCTTCTTTAGCACCTAGTGCTGGAGACATAGCATCTGCAGGTTTAGTAATACGAGTTTCTGTTGTTACAACTTTTTCAAGTTGGTCACCCATAACTCCTCCGCCATAAGCTTGTTGCCTTTCTTCTGCTTTAGCTTCAGCGTCTTTCATCATTGACATTAAATTGTCAGCTCCGATTTCTTCTACAGCTTTTGCAGTAAAGACAAACTCTCCGTCAGATAACCTAGCAGGTATACTGTCAGAGACTCCCGAACCCGGACCTTCAACAGGACCAGACCCAGCAAATTCTTGAGCAACATCTATTATCTTATCGAATAACATAGATAGTTGTTCATCTTGTTCTAGTTTGGAAGTTAGCATATCTTCTTCATCTTCACTTAATGCTTCTTCCATTATAAATTTTGTGTAGTTATCTTCCATGTTATCGTCAGTTTCCATTTCAGATTCTTGTGATGGTGTCATAACCATTAACATTTGGTCATCCATTGACCCACCTTCAGCTTTAGGATTTCTTACAACTCCTCCTTCTGCATATCCCATATACGTAGCTACTTTTCTTAAAGTAGGATTTTTAAAAACATCTTTTTCAAGTTTATCTCCAACTTGTTCGTAAACTATTAAACCTTCAGGTCTTCCATATTTATCAAGTTTAAATTCATAAGCCTGTTCTCCATTTTTTAAAGGTTCACCATTCCATTCTTTATATCCATGTTCTTTAAAAAATTTTTCTGTATCATCTACTGATAATTTTTCAGAAGCTGAAGTACTTCCTAATGTATCTTTAAACTCATTTTTTTTACCAACTTTAGATTTAGAAAGTTTTTTACTAACAGCTTTACTTATAGCTGAAGAAATCCCACCAAACACATAGTTTTCTCTTTCGTCTTGTAATAATCCTTTTTTCATTATTGTTTTGCCTTACCTACGTTCAATGCACACCAGTCTAATATCTTGTAAGCTTTACCTACCCATGCATCATCTTTTGGTGTAGGTGTAAGAGAACAAATTAAAGATGCTCCCATTACTAT